ATTGACGATGTCCGAATCTGTGTCGCTCGCCCCCCTGCCCCGCACAAGGATCTGAACGATTGGCTCAAGGCTGGCTGCACCTTGCAGGATCTCCTTCGCACTGTCGGTGATGCTCAGGTTGTTAAGGCTGGCCCAGAGAAGGACATCATGTCCTGGGATGACCTGGATGACACCGGCAGCGACCCTGACAATCTAATCGGGAAGCGCTGGCAGTGCCGCGCTGGTTCATGCCTTTGGGTTGGCCCGTCAGGCGTAGGCAAGAGCAGCCTGACACTGCAAGCAGCGCTTACCTGGGCCGCTGGCCATGATCTGTTTGGGATCAAGCCAGAGCGCCCACTCAAAAGCCTCATTATTCAAGCCGAGAATGACGCTGGTGACGTTAAGGAAGTGCTCCAGGGTGTCCGCATGGGTTTGCCTCAATTAAGCGCTCTATGGCCCGATCTGAAGCAAAGGGTGAGCATTGTGTCCAAGGCAGATGTCAGCGGCGCTGCGTTCCTTAACTATGCCAGCAATATGTGCAAGGCGGTACAGCCGGATCTGCTCTGGATAGACAACATCCAGGCTTACATGGACGGCGATGTATGCAGCCAGCAACAAGTGAGCGCCTTCCTCAATCCCCTGCGAGCCCTAGCGCTTGATACCGGCGTTGCCGTGCAGCTTATCCATCACACAGGAAAGGCCATTACGGGCGCTAGGACGGCCCTAGATTGGTCTTACATAGGCAACGGGTCTAGTCAGCTTACCAACTGGGCTCGCGCCGTCATGGTGCTAATGCCAGCCGAGGATGAAGAGTATGGCAATTTCAACCTTAGAGCAGCCAAGAGAGGCTCACGGGCTGGCTTATGCCATTCTGGAGGCTTACCAACGGATTGCGTTAAAATTAGGCATGGACAGCGAGGGATCTGTTGGGAGGAGAACTGACATAGATTTGCATCATACATACATATACACACAGCGCCTGAGTGACGGCTCACTGTTCGTTCAAGGCTTAGCCATACTAGGCAACGGCAACAGCCGTGCTATATGCAAGAATCCATCCCTGGAAGCTTACACAGACGAGCGCAAGTGGTGGATCAGTGAGACGCTAGAAGAGCTTGCAGCGCTTGGCTATGAAAACGAGGCAGTGGTAGACATCATGCACTCTCTACCTGAGAAGCTTTTAGAAGTTAAGGAGAATCAAATAGAAGACGAATGGTAGACATCCTGAGTTTCTCTGTATCTGTGTATCCTATGTATCTGTGTATCTGTGTATCGCCTAAGATTCTTATAAGAGCTTATAAGCGCTTTAGTATGTGTATATTAAAAGATTCTTACAAGATTCTTGGAAGCGCTTGAAGATTATAAAGAGCTATGCCGATCTCCTGTCAAGATATTCTTAGCAAGTTTGATGGAAAAGTTGTGTACGACATCGGGCCAAGCGACAGGATACATCCAGGTGTGCTGGACGTAGTTGAGGCTATGGTAGGAGATGACCCTAAGTGGGCCAAACATCCTCAACTGGTACAGTATAGACAGCTAAGGGCATTAAGAGCTAAAAAAAGACAGTCGCGAAACTTGAGGACAGAGCAGGAGAAGCTAAACTCCTACCTCAAAGCGATGAAGAATCGCAGTAGAAGAGCACGGTATGCCAGCGCCAGATCCTAAGTCAGTCAGCAAGAATCACCTAATAAACAAGGATCGTAAGAAGTACGACTCCATTGTAGCAGGGCTGAAAGAAGGCAGAGGTATGGTGCAACTAGCCAGTGAGGTTGGCGTAGCGCCTAGTACAGTGCAGTTAATAAGAGAGGATCATAGAGATGAACTACCCAATTGGAAGAGGCGTACAGTTAAGGCTCTGTCCGAGGCGAGCGAAGCAATTGCTCAGTCGCTTGTTGAGGGGCATGAGAATATCCCCTGGTCGCAGAAGGCATTAAGCCTCGGCATAATTCTGACGAAGAAGCAAGAGCTTGAAGGATCAATGCCACAACAAAAAGTAGTCCATGAGCACCGCATAACGCATGACAGTCTTGTTGATAAGTTCAAAGAAATGAAGAGAGTGGTGGACATAGACTCGGAAACCTACGCAAAACCTACGCTAGAGGCAGATAAATGACCTGGGCGAGCAACAAAAAGCGCGTAAACATTAGGAAATACGCACATTTTACGAACCCTCAACTACCAGAATATCGTTCTGCAATGGCATGAGGTGTTGTTTTTTATACAGCGGCGATGGGGGGAGGGGGCCGTTTGTATCCTGCGGGGGTAAAACTAGACGGGTTTCTGCCCATAAATAATTTTCCCAAAAAGCGCCTATGAACGAGTCTGATCAAGCCGACATCCTTAGCGACAAAATAGCCTCTGCGCTCAACTGGGCTCGCGAGGAGCTTGATATGACCTATGTCAGCATTATCGGGGTGCTTGAGATGCATAAGTTTTTGACGCTGTGCGAACTGTACAGCGTAGCTAATAGCGAATTAGAAGATGACGAAGACGAAGAAGAAGGCGACGAAGAAAGCTTCCTCTAAGCCTACCCTGGCAATTTGGCGGCGTAATTTTAGGAACCAGAAGATAATAGAGGCTGAGCTAGACACTGGCGAAATACAGACCGTTATAGTGCGGGATAGTGGCCTCTACTGCGATGGTATGACTTTTGAGGTATATACAGATGGAAGCAACTACTACGAGCGAAAAGTCCCCCGTCAGCGGGGAAAGGTATGACCAAGTTCTGGCATCTTTACAGACTGAACTTGGCTTGGCGACTACGCAGGGAAAGAGAGCATTGGCACTCGCAATTGAATGCGTCAGATTGCTTGACACAAAGCAGCAAGACTACGGCAGCAAGAACATCACCTACTCTGGTGAACTCGGCGTTGCCGTTCGCTTGCAGGACAAGGTATGCAGATTGAGGCATATGCTTGAGAGCGGCAACACGCCTAAGCATGAGGCGATGGTGGACACCTACCAGGATATAGCTAATTACGGGCTTATTGGGCAGATGCTATTAGATGGTAGCTGGCTAGATGGCTAAGTTTAGTATTAAGGATCTCAACATCACGCCGCATCCGGTTATACCAGCGCCGGACGAGGCGATGATAGAGGCTATATTGGCTCAGGATAACGGGGAGCAACTCCTGGCTGAGTACATAGTTGAGCGCGAGGCGACGATTCAAAGGGAGCAGGAAGATCCCTTTAATTTTGGATATGAGCCCGATAATTGGCGAGTCGCTGACGAGTTATTGAATGAGTACGATGAGGTGCTCATTAATGGCGGCAATCGGGCTGGCAAGAGTATGTATGCGGCTAAGCGTGTTGTGCAGATGGCCAACAGGATACCCAATGCGAGGATCTGGTGTTTGCATACAACGAGCATGAGCTCAGTGCAGATGCAGCACCCTCTAATTTGGAACTTTGTTCCGCTGGAATGGAAGGCGGCTAAAAAGGGGCGAGTGACCAGTATTCTGTACAGCCAGAAAAACGGGTTTGGCAATAATACGATGGTAGCGCCGAATGGCTCACAGATTACGTTCCTTAACTTTGCCCAGGAGAAAAGAGTAATAGAGGGAGGCGAGGTGGATCTTGTTTGGATAGACGAGGGCTTTGACGAGTTGGATTGGATAGAGACGCTTAGGTATCGGCTTATTACCAGGCGAGGATTGGGTGATGGGCGAGGGAAACTGCTGATGACCTTTACTCCAATTACTGGGTTCTCTCCAGTGTGCAGGGAGTACCTGGCTGGGTTTGAAACTATCAAGAGCGAGATAAGCGAATTGTTGCCTGGCCAGAACGTAAAAGGCTGCAAAATCGGGCATATGCCCTACGTTGCCAAGTCTGGCCGAAATAACAGTGCTGTAATGTGGTTTCATACGAGGATGAACCCATACCAGGATTGGGACAGCATGGTGAAGCAGTTGAAGGGTCGCCCTAAGCAGGAAATTAAAATTAGGGCATACGGCTTTGCTGACGATGCTACAACGACTCAGTTTCCGCAGTTCAAAAGTCATAATATTATAGAGCATGACAAGATCCCTACAGAGAGAGTGAGTCGCTACCATAGCACTGACCCTGGGGGCCAAAAGAACTGGTTCCATTTATGGTGCGCTGTTGACGAGCACGGGCGCTACTACATTTACCGTGAGTGGCCCAATGACGCTGAGTGGGCAGTGCCTGGCCCAGGCGACGGTAAGAAGGGATTAGCTCAGACACAGGACGTATTGCTGGGCATTGCCGACATCGTTGAGCATATAAAAGACCTTGAAGGGGACGAAATAATTGAGGAACGGTATATTGACCCTAGAATGGGGGCGACTCAGGCCGCTGGGAAACTTGGCGGCACTAGTTACATTGATCTGTTAGCGGATGAGGGCATGGACGTTTTGCCAAGCGCCGGACTCCGCATAGAGCAAGGTGTTGGAATAATTAACGATTGGCTGGCTTATGATGAAGACCGGCCAATTACAATTGAAAATGAGCCTAAGCTATACATATCAGAAAGATGCGAAAATTTGATCTACTGTATGCGGACTTGGGCTAATAAGGAAAAAGATGGAGCGACTAAAGATCCGGTTGACACGCTCAGGTATCTGGCTGTGATGAACCCGATGTATATAGATCCTAAAAGTGATAAGAGTTATGGAGGCGGCGGCTACTAAAAAATGGCCTCCCCTGCTCCGGCGGGAGGAGGCGGCAGAAATGACGGGCGCGAAACCGCGCTACATAGACAAGCTCCGATTATGCGGGGCAATAAAAACCTACAAATATGTGAACGGTAAGAATCACCTCTACTACAGAGACGATTTACTTAGCCACTTTGGACTGAACAATGAATGATTTTGATAAACTAGCGGATGCGGTGGATACACCGATGATCACCGAGTTGCAGCGTGAGTACCACAGATCAATTGATGACGGGTACTCGCTCCAGCGAATGAACGAAAACGATGATATTCGTTTTGCCCGATGGAACTCTCAAAGCAGCGACGGCAAAAAGCACTCTGCTAATATGAGCCAGGGCCAACAGGCGTTTCCATTTGAGGGAGCGAATGACGGCAGGATTTTCCACACCGATGACTTAATTAATACCCAGGTAGACATCCTACAGACTGCCTTTAAGCGAGCGCAGTTAAAGATTGGGGGCAGCGAGCTAAATGATATGCCTGTGGCCCAGACCGCCAGCACTTTAATGAAATGGCTGGTAGGCACTAAGCTTCGCCATGACTTGCTAAAAGAAAGCGAACTGCTCGCTCAGTATGGCCAGCAGTATGGTTACAGTTTGTTGTTTGTTGGCTGGCAGCAGGAATACGGGCTTAGGCCAATGGAGGTGTCAATGGAAGAGCTTGTCGCAATGGCTGGGCAAGTTGATGAGGAATCCATGCTGGCCGAGTTGCCTGAGATGATCATGGACAAAGAGCGCGAGTCCAGCGCTGTTGACATTATCACTAGCCAATTAGCTGACACTACTCGCCGTAAAGCTAAGAAGCTAATCAAGGAACTCAGGGAAACCGGCAAGACATCTATTCCTGTCGCCTACATGGCTAAGAACAGACCAACTTGCCACGCTCTAAAACCGCTTGAGGATGTATCGTTTCCACCGGAGACAGTGAACATCCAAGATGCGCGTGTAATTTTTAGGCGAGTATTTTTGACGGCTGTACAAGTTCGCGAGAAAATAAAGAGCGAAGGCTGGAGTGAGGATTTTGTGGATCAAGTGTTGCGTACCCAGGGAAACAGCACCTACCACAACGAGATCCAGAGCAGTATAAGTGGGCTGAAAGTTAGTGACGGCATCATCGTTAGGGACAACTTGATTGAGATAGTTTATGCGTACACTAAAGCTCTGGATGAACAAAATAATATCGGGATTTACTGCACCGTTTTTTCTCCTCTTGTATCTGGTAATCCTGGGGGCGAGCCTGTTTTTGGTAAGCATATACACGTTGACTATGCACATAATCAGTACCCTTTTGTGCTCTACAAAAGGGAAAATGTCAGGAGGCAGATTACAGAATCCAGGGGCATCCCCGAAATCAGTCAAACCCAGCAAAGTGAACTCAAGTCACAGCATGACTCAGTCTATGATTTTACATCGTTCTCAACGCTCCCGCCGCTGGCGGTGAACCGGAGAATGGGCCAAATAAAAAAATATGGCCCAGGGACGCAGATCATGGTTTCCAGGCCAGACGATATTCAACACCTGGACGGGCCAAGGAAAGATCCGGCTGTGGCTTTTAAGTTGATTGAAGAGGTCAAGGCCCAGGCAGACAGATATTTTGGTTTGCCTAATCCAATGCTGCCTCCGGCAGTCAGCGCTGTTAAGCAACAGCGAGCTACCAATTCCTGGCTAAATGTTTGGCAGGAGGCATACCATCAAATGCTTTGCCTGGCTGTGCAGTATATGAGCCCTGACGAGATTAATCGCGTCACAGGATCACAAGTGCCGCTGGACATGAGCGTTAATGACTATGACATCATTCTTAAATTTGACGTTGCAGAGGCGCTTGATTCGGAAGGTGTTGAAAAGCGCCTGAGCGCTATAGCCCAGTACATCGTTCCCCAGGATATGGCTGGTGTAATTGACAGGGCCAAACTCATTGAGTTTCAGACTCGCGCAATAGCGCCGGAATACGCAGATGACCTAATCGTCCCGCAGCAACAGGCTACGGTGAAGATGAAAGAAAACGTCAAAACGGCGGTGTCTCAGATGATGAACGGCATTGAGCCGGAGTATAATCAAGAGGTTGATCCTAGCGCCGGAAACAAGTTGGCAATGCTTGAAAACATTGTGGCTAATAATCCGAAATTGCAGCAACAGATCCAGCAAGGCGATGAGTTGCTTCAAAAGATGTTGGAAGCGTACCAACAAAACCTACAGTTTTCTGTACAGCAACAGCAAAACGCACAGATTGGGCGAATGGGTACTAGCCCAGTAACAGGACAATAATATGGCAGAAGATCTAACTATGTTTCGCTGGGAAGGCGAAAACCGATTGTGGAATGAAATTATGAAGCGCCTGGAAGACAGGATTCGTAATGCTAATAACTACGCAACTAGAAGTGATATAGCTGATACAGAACGAAGTTTTTATTGCGGTGTGTTGTTTGAGGCTGGCGATGTTAGGGATTATTTGATGGAGCTTAGGGATGAGGCTAATAATCCCAGTGGTTCTGTTGAGTGACAGAACTACGGTCGCCAACCGATGCTCGGAGTCCCCAGGAAACTGGGGGCTCTTTTTTTATCTAAACCACTAATGCCCAGAGGGATAGAGATGTTTAAAATATGTTTACCCGATTGTTGACATTATTGTTGGAGGAATAATGTCAGAAGATTTTTAAGCTTATTTGCGTTATAACAATTTTAATTCACACGGCTATATTATGCGCTGGAGAGCTATATATGTCTATAAGTGTCTCGTAATAGAAAGCAAATATATAGGGAGGTAATATATGTTCGTATAAACGCCCTGTGACTTTCTGGGTTTAGAGAAACCCTGCGGTCAATCTTGCAGACCTAAAAACGCATGGCTGAGTCAGAGACTAATGTGGCAGAGGGAAGCGCTGCCTTTACAGAAAGCTTCAACAGTGTAGGCGATGTATTGAACGAGGACGGCTTAGCAGCCGCAGTTGAGGATTTCGTTCAGCCTCAAGAACCGGATTCTGAGCCGGAACCCCCCGCCCAGGTTGAATCAGAAGAGCATGGCGAACCGGAGAATGATCTTTCTCAGGTGGAAGAGGTAGGTGAGGAGCAATCCTCTAACGTCCAAAAACGGATAGACAAACTTACTCGCCAGCGCAAAGAGGCTGAAGCTGACGCTGATACCTATCGGCAAGAGCTTGCTGCTATGCGCGAAGAGCTTGCAGAAATGCGAGACTCTAAGAGTGAGCCAGCGCCGTCCCAGGACAATCCATACGCTAACAAAACAACCGTTCGCGAATTAGAACGGGCTGAAGAGGAGGCAGAGGATTGGCTTGAGTGGTGCGAAGATAATCCAGACGGGGGCGACAGAGGAGGTCGCGAATATGACATTGATGACATCAAGCAAATTCGCCGCGCCGCTCGCAAAGCGCTAAGGACGCACATTCCAAAACAGAAGCAATATCTGGAAGCAGCCAGGAGTTATGACCCTATTGCTAATGATGTTTACCCGTTTTGGAAAAAGCCAGTTAGTGCTGAGTTTAAAGTAGCGCAGGAGTTTGTGAAGTCAGTCCCAGGCATTAAGCAATTCCCAGACTATAAGATTATAATCGGGGACTACTTATATGGGCGTTATATGCGCGAACAGGCTGTAAATAAAAAGTCTGCCCCTGCCCCAGCAAAGAAAGCGCCCCCGCAGCCAGCGTCACCTAGTGCCGCACCGAAAGCTGAAAAAAGCGCTGACCGAGTTAAGCAGGACTCACTGAACACATTTCACCGTAGCGAAGGATCTGTAAACGACTTAGCAAGCGTACTGGGCTCAATCGGCCTAGTCAGATAAGAAAGGTAAAATAAGATGGCAGATATTCTTTTAGAGAGCAGTCAAAAGGGAAAAAGAGAAGATCTTTCCGATTTAATCGCAACCGCAGATCGCAAAAACACACCGTTCTATAATAGTGCTCGCAAAGGCGCTGTTCCTCAGAACGTGGTGTTCCAGTGGCAGATGGACAAGTATAACGATCCTGTCGCTGATACATCTAAAACTGCGGCATCCGGCGGTAGTGTTATGCAAGGTACATCGTCAACAATTGACGGTACTGACGCGAGCACAACTGGTGGATTTGCTGACAGTGCAACCCGTGTTTTAGCCCAAAACTATGTACACACTTTTGATAAGACTGTGGGTATTGGTTTCCTGGCAGAGGACGTTTCCAATATTGCCGGTGCTCCAAGCGAACTCGCTCGCTCTGTTGCTCGCCGCATTGTGGAAATGAAGCGTGAAATTGAGAAACATATGCTTTCTCGCTCTAACGCTGTGACTCAAATAACAGGCAGCGGCGAAAATGCTACTGGATACAAGACCAAAGCTCTTGGTTCTTACATTCATGAAAGCGGTAAAGCTGGGGAAACATCTGGTGATATGGGCGGCGCTGATGCCTTCCCTGTTTCTACAGATCCAGACTTCACGCTGACAGCCAGTAACGACACCGCAACTGTTGCCCCTATTTGGACGGGCGCTGCTACAACTATCACTGAGGAGGTTGTTCAAAATGTTCTGCAAGGGATGTATGACAACACGGGTAGTGTGCGGGAATACACTGGTTTAGTAGGCACTACGCTCAAGCGTAAGTTTACGAACTTAGCATCCACCAACACGGTTGAGAGCACTATCGTTGCCGCAGAAGACGCTGCACCAGGCATTGCTGCTGATAGGACTCGCGTAGTTTCTAAGGATCAAGGGAGTAAGTCTTATGTCTCTTCAATTGATATTTTTGAAGGCGATTTTGGGACTATAACTTTGGTTCCCGATCATTACGTTGATAATGCCGCGAATGGTTATATAATTCCATTTGACGAAGTTGAGATGGCTGTTCACACAGCGCCAAACATCTCTGAGCTAACAAACAATGGTGGCGGTGAGCGTAGGCTGCTCCGCGCTATTATGGGCTTGAAGGTTTATAACCCTCTCGCTTTTGGTCGTTTCCGCTGCGCGTAATGTCGCTGGAATTTGACCTCTCCTCGGTTCCTTCCGATCTCCTTCCCGCTTTGGAGAAGGAGTTTCGGGAGGGCCGATTGAAGCAACACGTTGACGCTCAAAAAAACGGAGCGAAGACGATAGGCTCCAGCCGTGAGACTGACTATAAGTCGGTCAACGGCCTGGGCCGGTTGCGGATGAGGATAGATCCCTACACCTACCACTACTTTGGTCAGCGCCTTGGTTATAAGTGCTGGCATGATAAACAATTTTTAAGAGAGTTTGAACGGGATAATGAGTATGCCCGTGTGAACTGCGGAGGAACCCGTATCCAATCTGGCTACGGTTCCAAGAAACCTAAATTCAGAAAAGTGTATGGAAGCAACAAAGTTTAGCGTATTTCTAAAACAAGTTGCTGCTGCCGCAGGGATTGACCAGGACACAATCCCTAACTCTTTTTTTACTCAAATCCGCGACTTTGCTGATCGCCGTGTAAGCCAAGCCTGGGATCGCTGCGAGTGGCCAGGCACAATAGGCTATTCACAGCCCACAGTTGGCACTAGCGGCAATTTAAATAAATTTACCTACCCTACTGACGCTGACGTAATAATGAACGTCTACAGCGACGATCCTCGCACCAGCACCACAATAAAGACTTATGGCTTTAGATTGGCTGAGACTGATGCAGGAACTCGCGAGGTCATTGTGCCGGAGGCAGACACTAGCGTGACAGTGGAGTACAAAAAGAAAGCGCCGACATTTATTGGCGATGTTCACCAGAGCTCTAACAAGACTTATATTGCCGGTGAGCAAGCGTATGCGTCAGGCGACTTCTACAAGGCTAACAACGACAACACCTCCGGCGCTTTTGCCTCTTCTGGGTGGACAGTGATAGAACTGCCAAAAATATTCCAAGGCTACATGGTTAAGGGTTGTTATGCGGATTATCTCAGAGCTAATGGTCAGACCCAGGAAGCGCAAGTTGAGGATCAGAATGCAGAGGCTATACTTTTCCGCGAGATAGAGAAAGTTCTGCGCGTTCAAGGCCAGAACAGATTAATACAAATGAACACCTATTAATATGACAGTTACAGAAGCAAAAACAATTGTATCTAACAGACTAAGCGGGACTGCGGTTCTCCCAGAGCGAGAGCACCGCAAAAAACTTATTATTCAGAACACAAGTGACAGCAATGTGTTATACGTTAAGCTTGCGGCAACTGGCACAGTCAACGCAACGGCAGCAAACTACGACATCCAAATCCCTAGTAGAGGCAATTTTGTTTTAGATAACTATGCTGGCCCAGCGAAAGTTGATACTGCCGCTAATGTTAATTACACAGAGCTCGGTTAATTTTTATGGACGCTAAAAAAGTAGACGAACTAAAAGGTCAATTGAATATGTTGTACCAGGCGGCTGCAACTGCATTACTAAGCAAGCAGCAACATGATGTTTGCCAGCAAGCAGCGCAAGGTCTGATGGATCATTTGGAGTCCTGTGGCAAGTGCGATGCACAGCCAGAGGAAACTCCAGTTGAATCTTGATGACATAAGAGTATTGGCGGTTGGCGGCGCTGGCCTTGGGTCAGCTTTGGTGGAGATTGATATAGTCTTAAAAGTGGTTATATCAGTTCTAAGTTTGTTGTATGTAGGCAAGAAAACCTACGATTTATATATAAACAAAAAAGACGATGCTTAAATCAAAAACATTATATGCCTCACTGACCGCCATTATAGGAGCACTTGGCGCGTGGCAGATGTCGGAGATCTCTCTCGCAGAGATGTTACAAGTCTGCATTCCCGCAGTGCTGGCCGTCACGCTTCGCCATTCAGTGGCTAAAGTTGACAAGAAGCTGGAAGAGCCCAGTGCTAAGTCTTCTTAATATATTAAGCGGACTATTTAAAGCGTTCCCAAAGTTGGCAGACATTTTTGAGGACGCTGTAAAGTTTTACAGAAATGCTCAAGCTGAGTCTCACAGGCGCGAAAAGGATAGCGCTGTTGATGCTTTTATCAATCAGCACAGCGTGTCATGTGACTCAGTACAATGGAGCGGAGAAGTGGATGAAGCATCCACAAGCAGCGGCGGCGGCGAAAGTAGCACCACATTTCACAGCGGGAGTACTCAAGGAGATAAATCGTCTTGAGGCAGAGCTCGCGAAGACGGAATGAATAATGCCAGCGCCACTACCATTAAACGACGGTGACAATTCATTTGTCGGCGTTAACTCTAAACTATCCCCAGACCAGATCCCCCCTGGCCTCGTAAGTGAGGCTATTAACTTGAGGTTTGATAAAGGCGTAGCATCGCCTCGCAAAGGCATTAAAAAGATTGGCTTTGCAAATATCAAAAACACCTCAAGCAGCCCTACTTCTCTTAATAACAATAAGTTAATTTTAAACGTCAACCAGGGGTTATCGGCTTACGATACAATTAAGGGTATTGGTAAGTTCCAGGATGTCTCTGGCTTTAGTTGGCTGCTTGTTGCTACGACTACAAAAGTCTACGCGCTAAGAGACGGCAACCCTCCAAGAGAGTTAAAAACTCTTGCTAATGGAGATCCTGCTTTGCCAGCAAGTTACACAACAAGCACGGCCAATGCTAATAAGGTAGATTTCATCCAGTGCTTTAATAAGGTGATAATGTTTCGCGGCGAGTCAGTGCCTCCCCTGCAACTGGAGGACGTTGACCTGGGTTGGCGAGACATTAGTAAAGAAGACACTCGGACAGACTTTGACGAGAACGATAGCGACGGCACAGAAAGTATTCCCAACTCGGCTGGCGGTTCTGTTTATATGCAAAACAGATTGTTCGTAATTGACACTGTCAACAGAGATTTAATAGCCGCCAGTGACGTTGCAAATCCAACCAGGTATCAACCTATCCTCCAGGCGTTTCGCATTAACGTCGGCAGTGAGGACTCGTTGGTTGCTTTGCACAAATACGATGAGACTACCCTGCTCTGTTTTAAAGAGCACAGCGTTTATGCTATTCGGAACGTCTATGGCAATCTGTCAGATTGTTATTTGGATCAGTTGACGGACGCATATGGCTTGGTGGCAAGCAAGGCTGTAACTTCAGTCGGCAAGGATGTTTGGTTTTTAAGCGACCAGCGCGGTGTTGTTTCTCTTTCAATAAGTGAGAGCGG